TATCTACTTCAAACATAGTGCGTGATAAATCTCTATTAATTTCTTCTCTAGTTTTACCAATTCGTATATCTTCACAACTAAAAATACTAAACATAATAGCAAAGAAAAACCCAAGCAACACTACTGCGTGAATCGCTCTGTCAAAGTTTGCCCATTCGTTTAGTTTTTTACGCATTAGCCACAATATAGAACACAAGATACAAGTTTGACACTTGTGTCGCTATCTCCTATGGTTACCTTACCTATTGTTTTGCTTCTAATAATATCATCATCCTGTACTTTGGCTGTTCCATCTCCATTTGATTCTAACAAATCACCACCTGCACAAGCTCCAGTAACTTTAACAGAGCCAATACCTACTGAAGCAACTATTGGTTTATTATCTTCATTGAAACTTGAAAGAACTCCATAAACTCTTTTATCACCTACGCTATCTGATACTTTAATTTTTGCGTGGTCTGCTCTTGTTTCACCTGCTTTGCTATGAGCTTCACCAGTCTTGCTGTTTGTATTCGGATATACATCAAGTTCATCAATAGTAGATACTACTGTACCTATTGCAGTATTAGTTGGTATGCCACTTGATTCGTGATTTCCAGAAAAACCATTATAGCTTACTGTTGAACCAGAAACAGAAATAGTACCTTCCGAAGCATCACCTTGTCTTAAATCTACAATAGTACCATCTGTATTTTGTCTATTAAAATACACTACAGTACCATCAAGAACTGTAAACTCACTGGATGATGTTGATATTCTTCCACCTGCTACTGCACCACTTGTACTTGTTTTACCAAAAAGAATTTGTCCACCAGATGTAATACGCATTCTTTCATTGTATCCACCTGTATGAAATGTAATTATACCATCAGACTCTGGGCTTGAAATATAAAAGTTTCTGTTAGTTCCTTCAAATGCAATATGCGCTCTTTTTGTAACATCTGTATCTGTAAATGATATAGTAGGCTGTTGATTGCTTATGGCAAGTCCTCTTGAAGCAGAGCCAAAGTGAGATAATGCAGTTGAAGGTGAAGTGTCGCCAATACCTACGTTGCCACCATTAGGATTTAAAAGTAAGCTGTAATTATTATTTAAACCACCAGAGTCTGTTGCTTGAATCCACGGAGCAGAACCATTCATTCCAATATCAATAATTCCTGTGGTTTGAGTACTTGACAGTCTTAATACGCCATTAGTTTGCGTAGTTCCAGATGTAGCAGGAACTCCACTTGAAGCATTTTTAATTTCACCTCTTACAGCAGGACTTGTGGTGCCAATACCTACTCGTTGTGAGCTGTCTATGGTGAGGGCAAGCCCTTGTCCTGTATAAAGCTCCATTTGATTATTAGAATGTTTATATCTAATAATTCCTTCAGCAGTAGCTGTACCAGTTGTGCCATCTGCAAAGTTTATGTTAGCATCATTGCTTGAGCTAGATACAATAGTTATCTGACCTTCTCCACTTGTATTTCCAACTGCAAGCTGTGTTGAACTGTGGTAATCACTTGGTGAGGTGATACCAATACCTACTCGTTCTGAACTATCTATGGTAAGTGCAGTTGTATTACCTACACCTAATTGAAGTGTGCCATTAAAATTATTGTAAATCTTTGAAGCATCACTACTATCTTGAAATATTCTTAGTCCACTAGAATCACCAGAAGCATTTTTTATTGTAAGCACACCAGAATCTTGTGTAATTGCACCTGAAGTTAATGTACCACTAACTGTTGTAGCACCTGTAGCCATAACTTTAAATACAGTACCACTGTTATCATCAAGTCTTAACAAGTCATGGCTTGATGTAGTACCTGTAGTTTTAATATATAAACCATATTGATTTGTAGATGTTAGCTTTGTTAAAAAATCACCTGACCTTGAACCATCAACTGTTAAAGTTCCATCTATATCAGTATCATCAAGATTGGTTGTTCCATCAACATCTAAATCGCCATTAAAATCTACATTTCCACTTGCACTTATCGTAGTAAACGCACCTGTGCTTGCAGAGGAAGCTCCAATGGTAGTTCCATCAATAGTACCAGAATCAATATCTACGTTGGTCATGTCAACACTATTAAAGTTTATAGATGAACCTACAATAGTCCCATTAACTTGTAGATTGCCTTGCATCTCTACGTCTTTACTAAATTCAATTGCTTCACTACCATTTGTAGTAGCAAACTTCATATACTGATTGCTACCTTCTTGAATAATAAATGCACCATCAACATTATCAGGAATAGATAGTAAATTTTTATTATTTCCGTTAGAATCTGTTAAATTTATATGAAAACCTTGAGTCGCTGATTCTGCTTTCAAGTTAACTAAACTCAACGTACTTGATGAAGGAAATGAAACTTCAGTTGATGATATCTGAAAAGGACCAGCAGTCCCTTCTCCATCTGTAATATTAGCTAAAGAACCATCTATACCATTAGTATCATCATCGACTCTTAATAAGGATTTATAGCTATCTTTTATTTTTTTCTGTGTTAATCCTGCCATTATTAAATATCCTCGTAATTGTAATCGCCATGCTCATCAAATTTTAATTCTGTATTTTCCCATTTTCTAAAATAATATAGGATTCTATAATTATAGATTCTGTCAAATAGTAATTTGTGTGATAATATCATTTTAGGAACGTAACGTCTGATACATTTGTTAATCCACCTGTTACAGTAGAATACCATCTATATACTTTAACTGGTATTATTTGACCAGAAGCAACATTTCTAAATTCTAAATCTGAACCCGAAGCACCAGCTCCTGTATTAACTCTTAATGAACCACCAGTACCTACATAGACTGCATAATAAGGTGCGCCTGCTAAATCACTGCTATCGTTAGCTGATGCAAGTGGCAAACCTGCATCAAATAAAAGTGTTTCTACAGCAGTTTTTATGCTAGCACTGTTTTCTTCAGCGACTTCCAATCTATTGTTTGAGTCTACGCTAGCAGTTTCTGAGCCATCAGTTAGCTTAACATTACCAATCGTATTCGTACCTGCTGGTATGCTAGCAACTACATCTACCTGCATTTCACTTCCAGATATAGCATTATCAATAGTTTCTACAGCCGTCTTTATAGCGTTAGAATTAGTTTCTACAACGTTAAGATTATTAAAGCTGTCAACATTTGCTGTTTCGTTACCGTCTGATATTTTTACAGAACCAATAATATTGCTACCAGAAGGAATTGCACTAGCTAAATCAACGTTTCCTATATTGTTATCGCCAGCAGGCAAGCTAGCAACAACATCAACTTGCATCTCGCTACCAGATATAGCGTTATCTATAAGTTCTACGGCTGTTTTAATAGCATTTGAGTTAGCTTCAGTTACATTTAAATCACCTGCTGTAGCTTGTACAACTTCTAATCCTGATGTACCTGTTGTATCTACAGTAATACTTGAACTTGCATCATCTATTGATATAGTTGTTCCACCATCATCAACGGTTATAGAACCACCTCCATCAACAATCGTAGTCGATGCACTTGTTAAAACATCTACTTGAAGATGTCCATCTGAATCTATTAAGGGAACATAACTTGTACCTGAACCATCTTTTGCTGTGTTAGCATATACAAGTACATTGTCATTTGCTTTGTCAAGGCTAACATCTATTGCGACATCTGAGCCTTCTGTAGTAAGGGTAACGTTATCTATGTCAACTTTAAGCGCATCTTCAGCATCATTCATCAATTTATTGATGGCTTCTTTGACTGTATATTTTTGTAACTGACTAGCCATTTTAATACTATCCTTTTATTTTACGTCAATAAACTTACCGTGCGATAGATTTCACATGGTCTATTTGACTATGTAAATTATGAATGCTAGCACATGCTAGCAAAGTTAAATCTTATTCTTCTTTAATTCCCATCAATCGTTTGGCGCTTTTCAAACCTTCTCCTCTGCCATAATCTCTTGTAATTTTTGATATAATCATATATTTAGCCCAAAACTCTCTATTTTTCAACCCTCTTAAATCTTTGAATTGACTAATAAATTGTAATTCTTCTTCTTCTGTCATTCCTTCTGTTAAAACATGACCTGCTAATCTATAAGCTCTCATCACAGGACCATCGCTTTGTAATCTTTTATAAAATTTTTCATTTACTTCAGAAAGTTGTAATGCAGAAACTTGTTTGTAATAATTAACTATATAGTCAAACTCTTCTTGTCCATATCTTTGAATCAATGTTGTATTTGCCCAATTTACATAATCATTATGTAATTCTTTTTTTCTTTCTTGTGTTTTTGCATTTTTAAATCTTATAAAAAATAAATCTACCTGCTCTTTATTTTGCTCTCTAATTAAGTTTTTTTGTTTTTTTACATCTTCTATTTCTTTGTTTTCATACCAGTCATAAGGTTGAACTGGTTTTACATATCTATTAACAACAGTGTTTAGACCAGGAATGCTTTTAATTTTATTATTAGCATATTCATCCATATAATCTACTACTTCTGGGTTTAGATTTTTTCTTAAATCAGAATAATTGTTTTGTAAAGTATTCCAAAAAGGATTTCCTTTTGATATTAATCTATCCATAGAATACTGAAGTCTTGCAGGACTCATATCAATTGGAGCAATATTGGTAATATCTTTTACCCATAACTGTTCAGGTATCTTACTTCTATTAGTTTCATCTTTAAGGGTAGGAACTACTTGACCTTTATATATTTTTCTACCATATAAATCTGTATTTATAGTTAAAGCAAGTAAAGCATGCACAGATGGTGCTAAACTTGAAAATTCTATAGGAGAAAGATTTTGTAAACTATTTTCTAAAAATTCTTTATTATCAAAATAAAAAGGATTGCCATGATACGAATTTTTTAATTTGGCATAGGATGTTGAAACAATTTTTTGAATATTATCTTTAGGTATAAAAATAGCAGTTGGAGATTTTTTACCATCATTATCTATATGTTTATAAGACCACGGAATTACATAATTATTATACATATCAAATGGTTTTATTCTTCTATATATTTCACGACCTTCTTCTGAACCATAAAAACTTTCTTGTAATAAATGCTCTAAAGTAAATAATTGTGCAGTTTTTTGAATTAATTGAACTTTATTTTTTCTAAATGCTTTAGTATATCCTCTGGTTGCTTGTATAGAAGTAGCAAAATATGGTATTATAGTATCCATAGACCTGCCCCATGTTCCAGCTCTTGAAAAGTCTAAATATGACCTAGACAAAAAAGTAGCATCTTTTGGCGACATACCATTTTTTAAAGCTCTTCTTCTTACAGCAAGTCTTGTAGTAACCTCAGAAGCTTCTCCTATAACTCCCATTGTCCATTTCATTGCTTCTGCAAAATCTTTTCCTAAAACTTTTAATCCCTTATCATATCTTACGCTTTTTAAAAATCCAAACTCTCCACCTCTTGTTAATAAAGAAGTTGCTCCTCCTTCATTAATCCAATCACGATAATTTTTTGATGTTCCATATAAGCTTCCACGTATATAGTCAGGTAATGATTTTCCAAAATCACCTATAAATTGCAAAGCGCCATAAGGTAAAAAATTGTTGTATAATTTATCTTGCGTCAAAAGAATGTATTGAGCATCTCTAACTATATTCGTTAAAGCAAATACTGGATTGTAACCTGTAGCAGAAGCTTTTAAAACCTTAGTTCCTGAAACCCATCCAGCCATGTTTGTTTCTAAAGGTAAAACTTTAGGGTCTTTAGTAACCCATCCTTCTGCAAAATTTTCTTCTAATGCTAATTTTTTAACAGAAGCATCTGTATCTCTATAAGCAATTTCAACATAACCTTCTTTTAATGGTTTCTTTTTTGTTATTTCATATCCTAACGCAAAATCAGTACCTTCTGTTTCTTTGATTAAACTTCTTAAAGATAAATTTGCATCATTTTTAAATTTTCTATTTATAGCAGAAGTAATTGACATTCTTATCAATCCTTCGCTATCACTGTACAAAGCTCCTTTATCACCTTCTTTTAACTCATAACCATTATCGTAAGTAATTCTTCTTTTATTTTTTATTAAATACTCTTCTTTGCCAGACATTTTATCAATGTATTTTTTTGGTTCATAATCTCTAGCTTTTAAATCATCTGCTTCTTGTTTTGTTATTAAATTATTATCAAACAAATCATCAACCATTGCTCTCATTTCAGCAAAATATAAATCAGCGCTTTGTTTAATTTTAGCAAAAGAGTCATCTGATAATGGTGTTATCGCTCTAAAATCTTTGTCTAAATCTTTTGATGTTAAATATCTCCCATCTTGTGCATAGTCATAATTTTTAATTCTTTTTAACTCTGCATCTATTTCTTTCAATCTATCTGAATCAGTTGTACCTTTTTTCTCTTCTGTTAAAGAAACTGTTTTTTCATCTTGATATCTTTTTAAATCTCTTTCATTTCTTGCAATTATATAGTTATCTAAAGCCTGTCTTTCAGTAGGATTTAAATTTCTATATATATCATTATCTATCTGATTAAGTTTTATATTAGCTTTTTCAGTGTACCCATTAATAAGGTTCTTATCTCTTCTTGCTTGATAAGCTAGTTTTGCAAGTTCTGGATTAGTGCTACTTTCAATTTTTTCTAAAAAAGAGTCTGTAACAAAAGATATATCAACAAAAGCTTTTCCTAATTTATTTTTAAAATCTTTTAATGTTGCAGAATTTTCTGCTTTTCTTGTTGAGTTTGCTTCAGCATTATCAGACATTGCTTGTGCTAAATCTTTTTGACCCTTTGTCCTAGCTTTTCCTACATCAACCCAATCCTGAGGTCTTGAAGTACCCATAATCGTAGTAAGTATTTTACTATCTAAAACTTCTGTTCCAATACCATTGTACACATTTTTAATATACTTAGCAAATTTGCTAGCATCTGGTTTAAATAGTCCAAAACCACCCTGAAGGTTAGTAATAAATGCATCCTGACCTATTATATCTATATTTTTAGAAATTTCAGTAATAGCAACTTGCCTGCTTTTATTTAATGAATCTATCTGTTTAGGAGTTGCTTCTATCTCACCTTCTCTTATTCTTCGTAAAGATTGTTCTGCTTCAGCTAAAGACTCTGATAATTTTGTAATTTCTTTTTGAGCAGTTTCAATCTGCCTTTCTTTAAAAGCTTTTGATTTAACAGTTATCTCTTTTGTAGGAGGTATTAAATCTTTTGCTTTTTTTCCAGTTATATTTTCAACAACAGTAGGTATTACTTCAGGGTTTTGTTTAAAATGCTCTACCATAGACTGTGTATTTCTATCGTATTGTGAAATTTCTTCAGGAGTTTTGTCTATTAATTTTATTGCATTAGAAGAAATATCTTGCGCTTTTTTCTTAACTTGACTTATCACTCCTTTAGATGCTAAATCTAATGTAATATACGCTTTTGGATTTAAATACATTGCGCTCATTATATAAGGAACAGGACTATCTGCAAAATTCTTTTTTGCTTGAGCTACTTTTTCTGGTCCAATGCCCTCAATAGAAGCATAAGGCAAAGGAACTGTAGCTAAAATAGCATCATTTATTATATCGGCATTTTGACCAGTTCTCCAACCCATAGTTAAATCATCCCATAACTGTTCTCCACCTTTTCCAGACATTGCAAACTCGCCTAACCTTTGTGCAAAATCACCTAATCCAACAAATGTTTCTTGTAAACTGGGAAGAAAATTAAGCAAAGCTCTTTGCAAACTACCCTCTGGTGCTTTAGAACCAACAACTTCTCTATATGATTGACCCCACGGAACTCCTTGCTTTCTTAGGTCCGATATAGTAAAAGGAGCTTGTGTTAAATTAAATTCTCTACTTCCAGACTGAAGTATCCCATTAATTTTTTGTTCAGGTAAGGTAGGTGTATTTGGGTTTATCTCATACAAAGGCTTTTCATCGTTAGGATGTTTTGTTTTTTCTGATAAATTGTATTCATTTAAAATATTATAAAACTCTCTACTTTTACCTATATATACTGTATTTTGATTTTCGAATTGTGATACAAAATTATTTACAACTCCAGTAGATTCTTTTATTGCAAATGGTGATATTTCTTTTTTAAATCCATCGTAATCTGTAATTACCTTATCATTGTAATCGGTAACAACATTAACATCTCTTGTATCTTGAAGGCTTCCTAATTCTCTTATTCTTGTTATGTCAAATAAATTACTATTTTCTAAATCAGTGTCAAGAATATTCCCACCATCTCGCAATCTTAATGTTTCATCAATAACTGCTTGCGTAACATCGTTTTGTTTTCTTGCAATTGTTTTAGATATATCTCCAGTTTCCCAGTAGGGAGTCAATGCTTTAACATATCTATCTTTTATTTGATTTTGTTCTTTTGTGATTAATTGATTTGGCAATAATCCCATGCTATATATGCTAGCAAATTTTTCTATATCTCCTCCAGATGTATTGTATATATTTTTAATTACATCCATAGTTGCATTATCTCCGTCTTGTTTATTAGGAAATTCAGCAGTATATAACTCTCTATTATCTGGATTATCTTTTTCAGGAAGCTTTGGTCCTCTTACAGCACCGTATTTTTGTGCTAGCTCATCAGTATAAAGAACAGCTCCTTTATTATTAGTTCTAGCAGTTCTACCTTCTTCTCCGTTCCATTCTAACTTACCAATTACATCGCTTATAGATGTAAAGTCTGGAAAAAGTTTTTTTTCTTTTTTAAAAGAACTTGACCAATCAACTTTTTTATCAACCTTTTTAATTGCAGGGTCTATAAAAGATTCTTTTTTTAAAAAAGATTCAGACCAATTAACATTACTCATTAATTAACCTTGAGGAAATTCAAATAAATTTGCACCCTGAACACGTGTCGACTCTGATGGCGCAGAAGAAATATCATCTCTTCCAAGTGCTTGTTGATAAAAACCCATAAATTGCTCAAAAGCTTCCTGTTGCTTTGGGTCTTTCATTTCAATTTTATAAGCAGTTCTTAAATTGCTAGATTCAGGTGTTTGTAAATACTCATACATTAATTCTTGTGCGCCTTTTACTGGCATTATTCCATTCACAGGTGCGCCTGTTTCTATATCTATATTAAGATATTTTCTAACTTTTTCTTCTGTTATTCCTGCATTTTCAAAAGTTCCATTATCATACATATGTTTTATATCTTGCTCTGTAAAATATGCTTCTGTTTTTTCAAAATCTGGCTCTGCTTCTGTAGCTGATATAATATTTATATCACTAAATCTATAGGTATTAGATATTCGTGCAGGAGCTTTTTTAAAAGCATAATTCATAGTTGGTGAACTACCGTCTGCAACAGAATTTACAGCATCTGTTTGATTAACTAGTTCTTCTGCTACTTCTGCTTTTCTTTTAACATCTGCTTCTTTAGCTTTTCTTTCTCTTTCAAATCTTTCTTCCAAACCTTTTAAACTGCTTTTTCTTCGTTCTTCTTCTTCTTTTTGATATTGTTGCACAGTCTTGTCTGTAATACCATATTTTTTCATTTCATTTTCTGCTTGAACAAAACCTTGCAATTTATCACGAGCTGTCAATTCTCTCAATATTTCTGAAGGCTTAATATCTTCAGCTACATTACTGCGTGCTTTTTCTTCTCTAATAATATCTTTTATAGCACCCATTCTTTGTTCTTCTGCTTCTTTTAAAGAAGAACTTACTTGACCTGCTGTTCTTTTTACGTATTCTGCTAATAATTGGGAAGTTGTTGCCATTATGAATACCTCGCACTTTGAGCATCTAGCCCTACTATTTGAGCTAATAAACCTTGTCTAGTGCTTTCTGCCGAACCAGTAATATTAGCAAATTCTTTTTCTAATCGTAAATCTTCATTTCTTAAAGATAAATCTAATTGTGAGCTAGCTCTTTCTCGTTCTTTATTTAATAAATCCATTGCAGTTCCAGATTGTGCTAAATCTTGTGTACCTAAAACAAAATCAGATTTTCTTCCTATATCCTCTGATGCATCTAAAAAATCTAAAAATGTATCTTCTTTTTTAATATCAGAACCTTCTAATGCCATTTCTAACTCAATACCTTCTGCTTCTCCAACATCGTTTATAGCAGAACGTAAAAGTTGTTGCTGGCTCTCTATACCACTTCTTACTCTTCTATTTATATCACGACCTTTAAAAAATCCAAAAATACTTGAACCTACATCAAAAGCTAATTTAGCTCCAGTTAACAACGTTATTGGGTCAACATACTCTTTTAAACCTGTTTCTGGGTTTATAGTACCAGAACCATATTCTTTAACTACTTCTTCGCCATCCAATCCATACTTATCTAAAATATCAGCTTCTTGTTTGTTTACATGAGCTAGCTCGCCATCGACGTATCGTAACTCAGTGTCGCCATATCTGCCCTTTGTTTTTAAGTGATTATATAAATCTGTCATCTTCTTAACCTTCCAAATATTCCACGTCGTTCTTGTTTTATACCTAGTATGTTATCAACATCTATACCCATTGAACGATAGTTTTGCAATGCCATATCTTGTTCCTGTGCAAAATCTTTAAAAGGAGCTGATTCTATTACATCTTGTCTTTCTTTACCTATTAATATTCTACCCAACTGCTCTTCTGTGGATTCAATTGTTTGAAATAAAGATTCCATAGTTCCACCAAATCTGTCATTAATGTCTGTACTAACATTCTTAAATGAATTAGTATTTACATCAAAAAATGTATCTTTACCTATAGATTTAGCTTTCTCTCCTCTCAATACAGCTTCTCCAGCTTCTTCTTGATTAGTTAAAAAAGAAATTAAACTACCTTCAAATCCACCTCTTTTTGCAGTTTTAAACTGTTCATTAGTTTTTGCTACATCAATACCTGCGCCTAATATAGAGCTTATTGCACCAGTTGCTCCTGCGATTTCTCTTTTTTCTATATCTGCTTCTATCATAGCTCTTCTTGCAAACATATTAGCCATTCGGCTTGCACCGTATGCTTGACCCCGAAGTTTTCCTAATTTTCTTGCTCTTGTTGACATATTACGTACCCATAGGTGTTAATGTTGTTTGATATAATTGATTACCAACACGGATAAATTGTATCACGTTTGCTCCAACTTTTCTAAAAACAGGAACGCCATCTTGAAGTTCAGACAATGTTGGTTCCCCTAAATCAACAAACTGTCGTTCTTGACGTTGTGCTATAGATAGTCGTTCTTCTCTATTTTTAGGCATTATCTTGGACTTTTTTCCCTATAAATTATGGAAATATCACTTAAAATAAAATTACTATCTGTACTACCTGAAAGTTTTACTTGAAATGAATTTATATTACGTGCTTGAGAGGACGTGTTGGGTTTTAATTCTACTGTACTAAAATCTGATTGTGTGCTTAAAGATGTGGAAAATGTTTTGTCTAAACTACTACCACCGTTAACATCAAAATTTACAGTAGGTCTATCTCCACTAGCACACTTATATGATAAAGATACTTTACGCACATGTTTTTTTGTAGCAGGATTTCCAAAATCTATATCTTTTGTTGTTAACGTTATTGTTTGATTTTGAGAAGTAGTATTCCATTTTCTTATTAAAGCTGATGTAGTATTGCCAGCACCTTTATCTAAAACTATTAATTCTTGGTCTTTATCTATTGCAAAGTTCGTAGACACATGACTAGTTCCTGAATCTCCTTTTGTCCAGCTTCTAGTTGGTATATGATATAGATACATATCATCAGTAGAACTTGTTGAGTCCATAACAATAATAACTCTATTTTTTGGAGAATAACCTACAGTTGTTGTACTGTTTACAAATGCTTGCCACGTAGAATCTTTGATAAGTTTACCATTACGTTCTTCTAGCAAGTTAATAACATTTCTACCATCATATAAAAAACAACCATTTTCATTTACCCATGCTACACCAAAATCAGTTTTAGTAACAGCATATGGGCCAGCACAACCCTTACCAATAAATGTATCTTCTAAGAACTCAAACTCTTTTGAAATGTTTATAAGATGCATTTTTTTATTTTTAAACTGCAATATTCTATCTGCATACTCCTGTAATGCAGTAATATCATCGCCATCATTTACTGTAACGTCTACAAAATCAATAGAAGAAAATTGTGAAAATTTATTTACTCTGGATTTTAGCATCCTATCACTATACAGTCTTGTCGTATTACCATCATTGTATTTTACATTTGCCAAATAAACCCTTCTATTTGCTACGCAAGACGTTTTATATCTTATACTTGTAGCTAAGTCATTTGGAGATACTCCGTTTAATATTTCATAAGTAACATGAGCAATATCACTAGGATTTGTAAATGGTCCTATATCTATTAATGAATCAAAAGTTGTAGAGCTAATTGTTGTATCATCAACTGGACTTTCAAAATCTTGTGAATAATATGTGCTTGTACCTATTTTATATCCTTTTTCAAAGTCTATGTCTACTAACAATTGATGCGAATTAGAATAAACAGTATCTGGTTGTTTCCAGTATATTCGCATACCTTTATACTGATTTGCTATATCAGTTGATACTGTGCCATGATTTGTTGGATGTAATAACCATATTTTAAATGATAATTCACAATTAGAATCTGTAGTAAAACTACTATTGCTATATTTTTTTACTTTAGTTTCAGAACCATCCCGTAAAACATAAGTATAATATAATTCAAAATTTGTACTTGTTATATCCCATGTTCCTGTTCCTGCTCCATCTACTCTTATAATAGCATGCTGTGTTCCACCTGAAGTTACAGCAGGATTTGATTCATATTTAGCATTAGCAGGTTGAGATGGTGCAGACAAACTATTAGAATAATCTGTCCATGCAGTTATATCTCTTGATGAATTAGTGCCTTCAGTATATGGATGATAAGTAGCTTTTATATACTCTCTTACAAAAGGAACGTTAGAGTTTGAAAATACAGTATCAGTAGCATATAATCTGCCATCTACATTGTGAAATATTATTTTAGCATTTGTTCCTGCACCTAAATCCATAACCCCTGTAAATGCTTCCGTATTATCATCTTGGTCTATTATTTGCATGCCTTCATTTATAGTTGAGCTTGCAATAACTATAACTGGAAATGGGGTTAGATTGCCAGAGCTGTCAAAGTCTGTAGAATATGTATGCAAATTATATCCAGCTATTGTATCAAAATTTGATATTTCTCCAGCACTTATAAAAGATGAAAATGTACCCATAGTTCTAACTTGACCTCGCTCATCAACCATTAAGTTGTTAATATCAGCTACTTCATCAGGGTCAATATCTCTTGCTAAAGAGTTATTGTTTAGACCTCCATCAAACTTATCTATTTTAAAAACTTTTTTAGGCATTAATTTTCAATCAATACTTGTAAAGATTCTTTGTACTTAGTATCAAATCTTACATACTGGTCTTGATACCAGCTATACTCTCTTACATATCTATCAACTTGTTGTGAATAATTCTGTATATCTGCTGAGTATTCACTAATCTTTTGCTGTACTTTAGCTGAGTAGTTTTGAGTGCTAGCTCTAAAGTTTTCTACTTCTAGCTGATAATCTTGTATTGAAGCTTCTAACGTCCTTACAGCATTTTGCAGTGCTACATTAGTTCCTTCTCTCATTTGAGCAATGCTAGCTCCAGTCGATTCACGCATTTTAGCAATACTAGCGTTTGTTGATGCTTGCATTTTAGCTATGCTAGCACCAGTAGATTCTCTCATCTTTGCTATTGATGCACTTGTTTTACTTGATATACTAGCTTCTTCTATGCTAGCATCTATTCTTGCATTTGTAACACTAGCTTCAGTAGCAAGTCTTGCGTTAAGGAATGCTTCTTCATGTGCATTTTTAGCATCTTCTAGGCTAGCACGCATTGCATTTTGTGCATCTGATACTTCTGCGTTAAATGCACTAATATAAGTTCTAATTTTTTCCATTTGCAATTGTGCTAGCTCTGCATCCTCTTCATTTTCTATAAACTCTGCTGTAATATCCCACCATTTATCATAATCAATTTGGTCAGCATCAGTATCAACTGTTCCATCGGTCATTGACAAAAGACCTTTACCTACACTTGCTCCCTCTATAGTTGGAGCTGTATAACTTACACTCGAACTATCTGAAGATGTAGTAGCACTTGCGTTTGAAGTAGTAGCTTGTGTTATAGTTTCTCCAGTGTAAGGACTTTGAGCAGTATTAATATCACTCTGCGCTGTATCTACCCCATCTTGAGCTGTACTAACAGCATTAGATAAGCTTGCATTTGAATATGATATTGTTGGTGCGCTAGGAGCGCTTGGCGCAGTTATACCACTAAAACTTACAGTTGGTGTAGATGGTAAAGAAGTTCTTACTCTTGCCATCAAATATTGAATTGCTTTTGCAGTAGCACCTAATACGATTACATCTTCTATAGAATCTGGTAGATTATCACTAGTAAATGTAAATGTTTGATTTGAATTAGAAGCTGTAGCATTTTTTGATAGTACAAAAGTAGTACTATTCGTAATTGATTGAACTACACTTCCAGCTTGTACTCCAGTACCACTTACTGAAAAACCTACTTCTATATTTGCAGTGCTATCCATTGTTACATTTGCACTACCATCGGTAGTATCGCATGTCGCATCAGTAACTGTTGTTTGACTTATATCAGTTTGAGTAGCTGTAACTGTAGGAAAATTTACTGTTTCCAATTTTACTGCATTAGGACTAGCTGATGGTGCAGGAAAAACATGAACTTTACTATTTTTAACTGTAAATACAGGAGAATCAACTGTTCCTGCAAACATACTGTTTGTATCTTGTGCTTTTCTAAAATATGCAGGACTTAACTCTCTGCACTCTACATATTCTCCATCTGTGCCATGTTCTCTTACAACACTTAATAATTTATGATTTGATATATCTATACCATTGTAAATAAAATCAGAACTTTCTACAGAAAAAAATCCTAGTTTACCTATAGGCATAGCTCTTATAACTTCTGCTGAAGTATCTGTTAAAGCATCACCAAGAAAAGTGTCATCTCCAACAGAACCTACATAATCTTCTATTCTAGCCTTAAAAGTACTCATTAGTATATAAAGTCCTGTAATGGTTGTGGAATAATATCAGGTTTGCCTTCTCTACTATTCCGTGTTTCAATAAATTCTTTTTCAATCTTTTCTGCAATCCCATAATGTCCACTACCAACTTGCAATTGACCATCTAACATTAAAAAATGTGCTAGGGTATAATGTATGCAAGCAGGTATAAGTTGGTCTTTTAAATCTATACTATCTGAGATTGCATTTTTAGGTAATGGGTTTACATAGTAATAAACCTTCAAACTATCGCCAACATCAGGAGTTTTAGTTAAAAATACTTTAATCCCACTAAAAGACCATGACCCTCCACTTGAATACGCAACTTGATAACTAGCGCCTTTAACTGGTATAGAAAAACTATTAGCATCTACAACTGTTACTTCATGTATAACATCATTTATTTCACTTGGTTCTCCTGTGTCTGGCAACATACCAACAACATCTGTAATCTTTAATTTTCTACCAGATTCTAATCCATGAGATGAACTAGTAACCACTATAGGATTTGCTCTAGTCATTGCAGTAATTGTACCTGTTGTTGCAATTGTTTCTTTTACAAAATAACCAATACTTGTAATTAAATCTTCGTCCATACCCTCTGCATACCTTTTTTCACTAACAAAAGGTATATTCTTACTATCGTTACTGCCCGTCATAGTAACCTTATAAATACGCATGCTAGCATCTTCATTTGAAAGTTCGTAAGCGTTAGTAGCTGACGTAGTAAATGTTTGACTATTAACTTTTCTTGTAGTTCTTGAACCAACCTCTTGTACTTTTGCATCAAAAAACTTTGATATTAAAGGCTCAGTTACAGGAAAACCTAATGCAGACTTAACTAATCCTGCTTCTACTAATTCATATGCTTCTTGATATCTCATTATGCTTTCTTTCTTCTAATACCTTTTACATGCTTTTGTGATTTAGGTGGCATTTTTTTACTTCCACCTTTTCCTGACCAAAAAACTTTATTTGCCCACCATGCAGGAGATTCTTTACCTCGTGCTATATTTTTAGCATGACGAGCTTTAAAACTTTTACGAGCTTCTGGGCTATAATTATGACCCATACCTTGAGCGCCAAATCTAATAATTTTTACATTACCACCCTTTGTCCTTACAGCTACAATAGCTTTTTTTGTTGGATGATTTGGAGTTCTCTTAGGTCTGTTTAAACCTGAAAGTCTATATTTTTTTAGTTTTTTCTTTTCAGCTTCAGTCATAATCTATTTCCTGTTTATCGGGGGCAGATAAACTGCCCCCCTATAAACTATTTTAGACAAGCTTCATGATTGCATGAGTTTGTTCCTGACGAATCTCAGGTCCAATCTCTACTAACCACTCATCTGTTTGACCATCGCTACCATCTTGTACAATATCTCTACGAAGCTGGAAATCAGATTCGGAAAGAACACGAGCGTCAAAGTTGTTGAAGTCAACAGCAACAGCGTAATCTTCATAAGCACCCTTCAACATAGGATGAGGTACGAATTTCAACATACCTACAGGTCCCATGTATTCAAGAACTCTTAGACCAGCTTGTGTTTCTTCACCCATCATAGCATTGAAAGCGGCTCCATTACCAGCACGTACCATTGAAGCTAGTTTAAGCATCCATTTGTTTGATGCAAAAACTGTTTTTTCCATTGAACCATCAATAGTGTCTTGGAAAATAGATTCAACAACAGAGTCAAAGTCGCTTACTGTACCTGAAGAGTTATTTAACTGTAGGTCAGTTACACTTTCACCATTATTGGTTTGAACAACACCAGTGCTACCACCAACACCAAATCCTGCGAAGGTTCTCTTTGGATTAGCAGAACTAGCATCAAGGCTAATTGCTCCATTGAAAAGCATTGCATGCTCAACGTTGACTTTAATTTGTGCAAGTTTACGAGCTTGTAGTCTTGCTAGCTCTGGACCACCATACTGTTCAGAAACTCTTGCAGTACGAGTGATTGTGTAAGGCTCACGGAAGATTTGAGTACAGTTCTTTAACCTACGTACTTTTTTACGAGTTTCAGAACCAACACTAGCACCTTCAGCATAAGCACCTAAACCACCTGCTATTTCAAAATAATCAGCATCAGCAAAATTAACTTCGCCAAATCCCATAGGATTATTACCATAGTAGGTTGTTGCAGTACCATTATCATAAAACTGACCAGCAGTTGCAACGTAAGTTAGCGTTAGTACACCAGAACCATTAGCAGTAATCAAGTCAGTTCCATCAGCCATTTGCTCTATAAGATATGCATCTCCAGCTCCGTTAATATGAGCGCCTAAAAACTGAACATGTTTATCTGTAGGGCTTGAAAGATTAACATCTTTACCAATAGCTACACAGATAAGGTGAGTTACGTCTGTTCCTAATGCACTACCTGAAATTGATGCGCTATAAATGCCACCAACTTCAAAGGCTTCTACCTGCGCTTGTCTGCGTAGTTTTACAACAGTGTGATGACCATTAATACCACCAGTAGCAGTATCAGCAAGGTCAGATGATGTAGTGTCTATTTTTAGACTTCTTCTAATGAAGTACTCATCTTCCATCCATTCGAAAATCGGTACAGGCGTTCCAACTGTCCCTGCACGACCTGAAATAGATAGCAAAGGTGTTACAGACTCATTATAATAATAAATCTTTGGACCTAGTTCGAGTACTTGTCTTTGGGTTCCGTCAGTGAACTGCGTTGCAGTTCCTGCTCCATAAGTTGACATTTGTCATACTCCTTTATTTAAGGTTATTTGCTAAATTGCATAATCCCCTTCATAAAGTCGTCTAATTCTTTGTCTTGTGGTTTTTTAGCAGGAGTAGGTTTACCTTCAACTGAAGCGCCACTTTGTACCTTTTCCATTTCCAAAACCTTTTTTGAATCTTTCGTCTTATTATCTGAAGAGGTTTCTGCATTTTCTTTTTCTTTTCCACTTAGAACCTTCCAGACCTTTACCATATTAGAAGTTGTTACGTTATCAGGACTTTGCATAAAACCATAAAACGATTTTATCTCATCATCCGTCATACCTAATGATTTTAGTTCATTGATTTCAGCTTCTTGCGCTTTTACAGCGTTTTCTTTTTGACGTACCGTTTCAAATTGTTGCATTGCTTTCTTAGCGCCTTGCTCAATTAACCACTCATCGTATTCTTTTCTCCAAAGATTAGATGGAGAACCTTGTACAGATTCTTCCATTAAATCATAATCTTCAGGTTTTTCTGGTGGTCCATTTGCTTCTTGCTTTTCAGCTTCGTTTTGCAACATTTCTACAATCTTAGGATTGCTTTTTAACCATTCGTCAAGTTTGTCAAGCTTCTCATACTTTGATGATTTTTCACGAAGTTCGCCTTCTGCTTTATCTTTTGCACTCTGAATATTCTTATATGCATCAGCAAGCTTTTGACGACCTTCTTCACTATCTTCAAACTTGTTATCAATCAACCATTTTCTAACTTCTTCAACAGCTTCTTCTTGCTCAGTTATTTCTTCTTCAGAAAGCTGTGCAGATTCTTCAGTCGTTGGTTCTTCAACTTCCACTTCAGTTTCTTGTGAGCCTGTTACACCTGCGTTGAAATTATTCAAAGCAGACATCAGGTTATCATCCTGAACTATCTGTGTTTCATTTGTCGTGTTTTCAGACATTCGATGCTCCGTTTCCTTTTATGGTTATCCTAATCCCATCTGTTCATCAGGCGGGATTGGAGCCTGAGGTTGTGAGTTAACCGTATTCCGTAAATCAGCTAAATCAATAGCTGTATCTTGCGTCATTTGTTTCTGTTTTCTCTCTTCATTCTTAGCTGTCGCCCTCAAGTTACTTACAGCCTGCTGTACTGGTTTTGTTGCTTCTGAGATTTCAGCTCTCATTTTACTATGGAACAATTCACGCTCCCTAGTTTGCAAGTCGCCAGTCATAGCCTTCAATTGATTTTGTAACTGTTGATTCTGCGCTCTGAGTTGTCCAATCTCACTCATACGAGCAAGTAGAGCGCTTTTATCTACATCTCCCTGTAGTCCCATAATGACTTGAGTCTTATCATAAATACCAGCTTGTAATAACTGAATATCTTTTGCAAGGTCTGCTGTTGGACTTTTTGAACGTGTGCTTCCAATAACAACTCTAATATCTACTTCAGCAGTTGTTACATCATACATACGCTCAATAGCCATCGTATAATCATTGACTACAGGTACATTAATTTTTAATTCTTTTTCTATTCCAAGAGGGTTCATAACTCTTAGTACACGTTCTTTATCATAAACATAAGGAATATATTTGGATACAATCTTACCTACCATTGTTAACATATCGTAAGCAGGTAATATTTTCCAATTTTGTTTTCTTGATGATGCTTCGTCTAGTATTCTGGCTTCTCCAAAAGTTCCTACAGCACCCGAAGGATTGCCTTGCTGAAATTTGTATGCACCAAAAACAGTTTCAATATCTGTTTCATAACGTTGCTTTTCAACATAAAGCTGACTGCTAATTGCAGGTGGAGATAATTCTTTTATCTTCCCTTCTCTAAGTGCAGATGGATTGGCACGAATAATCGCATTAGGTACAAACCATTTTTCTAATTCCTCTGGGTCAATAGCTCCATCTTCATAGATAAGTTTAAAACTTGCTGTACTCGTTGCATGCGAAATCAACAATGCTTCTGTACGATTAAGCATTCTTTGTGGAGTTTTTGCATGCCTTACATCTCCAGCAGGATACGGATTACCATTATGCTCATTACATGCAGGTACAATTGGATAATCTTCAACAGGTAAAACAATATCATAGACCATTACATCGCCAACAACAAATGTTTCACGAACCCTAGTTACAAAAATCTTTTCTTCATCTACTTGATTTTCTTTTATATACGCTTTGTATCTTTCTGATTTCTTAAAATCATCATATTCTTCTTTAGTAAATGTCTTTTGTCTACCCGTAAGATTGTCTGTTAGTAGTACTTGCTCTTCATTTACTTTTGACCAGCGTATATATCTTCTAACTTTTGGTTGACCATCGTCATTGACATCTGCTCGCCTAATAATCTCATCACGATTGTATTTAGCAGTAGCATAATCGTCATCTCTATAATCTTCGTTAGCATCTTCAATTTCATCTGCGTAATCAGGAAACATAACTTTCATAGCAGACTTTGTGCTAGTATCTGAAAGTATTATAGATGATGCATCTCTAAAGAATGGGTCGGTACAATTAGGGTCTACATAAATATTTTCAGGAGCAATTCTTTTTACTTTGATACCACCACGACCTTGTTCTGATTGCCAATCAGGATATACGTACATATACCCGAGACCTTTAACTGTAAAATCTTTTACTATACTTCTAAAATGTCTGTCGCCATCTGAATCATACCAAATCTTATCTAAAAGTTTATTATATACATAGGCAACTTCAGAATCTGTTTTACCAACAGGACGAACGTCCCATTCAGGACTTGCACCTGCAACATTAGAAAGCACTTGCTCCACAGCAGGTCTAATTTTATTATTAGCTTCAGGAGGTTGTCCAACTGATATTAAATAATCTTTCTGAGCTTGTGTTAGTTGTAAACCTAAATAAAATTCTTCATCTTCTGCCATTTGATATTTATGTTCTTCAGCTGAAGATTGATAATAAACGTACTCTTCACTTACGTCAGATGCGCTCAAATCATCAAGACGTATATTTTTTAGACTTATCATATTACTATATATTACCTATAAAAAACTATACTATGCAAATATAGTTTGACCAGTTTCCCAGTCGACACCCCTAAATCCAGAGGAGCTACGATACTCTATACCATCTTCATCATATCCATGTCGAGGTGCATACACATCATCGATAGCCCATCTTAGTGCATCAAGAGTATCTTTTTTAAAACTGCCATGCTCTTTAAAATTTAAAAGCTCTTGTTCAAGCTCCCATTGATTCTCTTTTAAAAACATAGCGCCACTTGCAAAGTATGGTTGTAGTTGTTTAATCCTATAGAACTTGCTTTTAATAGCTTTCTTAGGAGTAATGTTGTAAAACTTACCTTTCTTTTTAGACTCACGCATCATGTAATCTGATAACATAACATGACCTGTTTCCTCAATATTGATAAGTTTTGGTTTATAAAACTCTATCATTTCAAACAATTTATCTGCCAACGTCATTGGAGCCATTTGTCCTCTATGATAGTCTATAATATAAATATTATTTTCAGCATCTACTGCAATAACCATAATTACAGAAAAGTCTGCTTTTATATTTTCACTTGATGCAGGGTCAACACCCATAAATACATTTACTGGTATCTCCCAAATCTCATCTTCAACTTGTGTTTCAATAACAGAAAAATCATTACTATTTTTAAAATGACCTTCCCAATAGTTTATGTCCTCTTTTTTAAATACCCTAAAGCTATCATCCATAGGAATGTTTTGATATTCTTGATAAAAGTAAGCCACATCTCCTTCAGATATTAACCTATCTCTTTCTGCGATAAGCCAATCGTAAGGTCTGTAGTCCTCCCATAAAACTTTCGGTTTACCTTTTTTATCTAAAATTTCCTTACCACTTGCGCTAAAGAACCCTGCGTCATTCTCTTGCAGGATAGCTTGAAAAAACATACTGTCCCATCCCTTAATCTTTTTCTTTCCTTTTCTATCAAAGGCAAGTGGACCAGCTATTCGATTAAGGTACGACTCTTCGTCGACAATAGTTCCAATAAATATTAATTTAGAATCTTGCGAACCTGCGACCACAGCCCCATTTAACCAAGACCTAAATTGGTCTCTTAATGTTTGCGTTGCTGTATTGCGCTCACCTTCACCATCGTCAATAATAGTTAGTGTTGGTCTGTATGCTCCATACTTTAGACCACGAACCTTTTGCCCTGTACCACGTACAAGTACTTTGCAGTAACTATTCGGTGCGCCATTCTCATCAAAACCTGCAACAAATTCTTTTTCTTCTTTTCCCCAAATACGACCACGTCTATCGCCAAAAAAGTATTTAAGTTTTTCATTAAACTCAATCTCATTACCGATTGTTTCAAGGTAAAACTTAGATTGCTTCTCAGATTCAGATATCAACAAAACAAATTTTTCTTCTCCAAATAGAATCCTATGGAGTGGGTATATAAGATTAATTAAGGTAGACTTTGCATGACCACGAGGAGCAACTACAGCCAGCTTATCTCCTGCATTTAATTTTAATAGTTTGGCAACAATATCTTTATGGAATTGTGGCGACTTGCTACGTACATGATAATGCATTGGTAACTCTGGGTCGCCCAGTATGAACTTTGCAAAGAAGAAAATGTCAAGATACATCCTCTTCATCAAAGCTTGACGTTCTTCAACTGTGTATTCTAGTTGCAACTTCTTTCAATCTTTTTATACGTAAAATCTCAGCGCTGAGATACACACAAGCATCAAGGAGTTCCTCTAATGCTTCTTCTGTATATTCTCTATGGTCATTTACAGGAACATCTTGCTTGTATTTCTTTTGACCATTATCAAGTCGAGATGAAATTAACGCTTTAATTTCTTCGTTGACACCTTTTTTTTCTTTTTTTTCCATTTTCTTACTTTCCCTAGTGTAGTTTTTAGACGAGAACTACCATCTGTAAACTTTGCCTGCCCTGTTGAGTATAGCTTACGCATCTCCTGCTCCAGTTACATATTTTTCATAGTATTCAATACGTGATAATAAATGGTCATTTTCTTCTAATATACTTAAAATAAATTCATTTAATTTAGGCTCTACCAAAACATCTTTGCCATCAAGGTTAATTATACCAGCTTTTGTATCATCAATCTCAACTGATATCGTTAACTTCGGTATCTTGCGCTTCAAGAACACCATCTATTCCTTTATTCTTAACTATGTGCATCAACTTGCCGATATCTTTATCGGACAATTCTTTTCTAGCTTCTGCTAACAGTTTTTTGTCCCCATCGGATATCATAATAATATTCTGAGTCTTTTCTTGTTTTTCTTTCTTAGAATGACCCAACATATCAGACACACGATTAAGCGCATTTAACTTAGCAATGCCAGTACTTGAACTTACAAGGTCTTTGTATTGGCTTGCAACCCAATCATCATCCATACCATGCTCTATAAGCGTTTCTCTTATGTTCATGTTAATCCTATCAGTGATGTATTTTTTTCGTAAAATTCTAAGACCTCTTTTAAGCGCTTGGCTTGGATTGTTGTCGCTGAAAGCGTACATGTAGGCATCAATAATTGATTCTGTATTGAACTTACCGTTCTTGTCCAGTTTTCCATTTTTGGAAATGTAGTCTGCGAACTGTTTTTGAAGCTGTGTAGCTGGGACATCGTTAATGTAGCTTTTGGTAAGGTTTTCTTCGCCTGACCAATCTTTCTGTCTAAGTGCGTAGATTTTTTTACGATAGGTTGGGGTTTCTCCATAACCTGTGCGTATAAGAGAAAACGATTTGCGCTTCCCAGTAAGTTTTTTCTCACGCCTTCCAATAACCTTAATAACCTTACTATCGTGAGTCCGTATCCAATCGCCAATCTTTGCATCACGCCAGTTTTCGATTGCTTTAATTCCAAGAGCGTCAATCTCATTGAGTTCATATTGCTCAAACTCCTTTCCTTTGCAGGTTACTAGCATTTAAAATGGCAATGGTTCTTCTTTCGCTACCTTTTCCTCCACCTTGTAACTTACGTACTCTAATCCTTTTGCAGACTTCTTCTTCCAACCTGCAACATTGTAATCAACCCCTTTGATTCGGAATGAACCCGTAAAATCTGGGTGATTTTCTGCTTTCTTGCCTTGATTAGTAAAGATTGAGCCTGACATGTCTTTTGGTTCATACGCCATAACAAT